TCGCGGCCATCGACACCATCACGGATGTTTGCGATGCGATTCTCGAGAGCGACTGCGATATCGTCGTACTTACCTTCAATCGACGACTTCATTTGCGTCAGTGCTTGCAAAACCGCCTGAACATTGTCGCTCAAGCGTTTCTTCTGCATCTCGCGCGCTTCGTAGACCGCGTTGGTGGCGCTCTTTAACGTCAGATCGTCGTCGTCGAGTTCAAAAACCTTTTCGATGTCCATTATTTAAGCCCTTCCTTGAGTTCTTCTAGAAACTGGTTCTCAAGCCCAGCTATACCGTCGCGTGCTTTGGACATCTGCAACTCGACAATCTTGGTTTTGTTCTTGATATCGGCCTCTTTGAGCATCAACTCCGCGACCTTGACGCGTTTGTCGAACTCTTTTGACGCGATATCGGGTTGACTCGGCAGGTTCTGCGTCGTGGCCGACATGATCTTCGCTTCCGTCTCGACGGGCTTCAATCGTGCCTCGATCAACGTCTTCGTGGCCTCTGCACGGTTCTGTTCGGCCTGCGTCTGATTGACCGCGATCTGTGCCTGTGCCGCTTGCAGTGCGAGCTGCTGCTGCATCTGCGCCATCTGCTGCTGTTCTGGGTTCGGTTGCGACATCTGATCGAGCGCTGACATCAACTCCATGCGATTCGACAGTGAGCTGTTGGCCACGATGCCCTTCAAGATGATCGGCAGCACCGGTGTGTTCGGCCCCAAGGTCTGCAACAGCGAGATGAACTGCGCCTGCTCGTACTCGCGCGCGATAATGCCCAGCGTTGCGGTCGGCACGAAGTTCATATCGACCGATGGATAGCGCTCGGGGTCAAACTGCATGTATCTAAACGCCGCCTTCTTGATGAACGGCACCAAGAAGTCTTCTTGGAAGTTCACCAGCGTGCGTTTGTACTTCTTAATGATCGATGCAACGGCCATCGACATGCCCGCACCGCCGCCATCGCGTGCAACCGCCATCGCGTGCAACCTGACTCACCATACCTTGTGAATCGAGCGTGCCAGTGGCTTGCAGCAGCATGTTCTCAAACTTCGCTGCGGTGGCCAGGTTGTCGTTGCTCGTTTGACCAAACTTGAACGGGAACAGAATCTCGTTCGGGTTGCCGTTGGTCAGTAGCGCCTTGCCCGGCCGCACTTCAAACTTCATCCCGCGTGGCAGACGCGTTGCATCCATCGCCATCATCGGTGAAGAGGTCAGCGCCAGATTGTCCAGGTGCGAGCGCACCTCGGCATCGATCGCCTTCTGCGAGTTGTACGCCTTCTCAACCGTCCCGCGCCCTGGCAGACGGTTCGGCACCGTGTCGTTCTGATAAGACAGCAGCGGACGATCCTTCATCATGTAAGGATTCTCTTCCGCCTTCAACAGTAGCCCGTCGTTGGCGATCACCACGATCGCCTCGACCATGTCTTGGTAGTCTTCTGCCGCTGAATCCTCCGGGAACAGCTCAACGACGTCTTCATCGTTGCCTGTTAAGTACTCCCGCGGCACCAGACCGTAGTAGGTCAGCAGTTTGACCTTCTCATCCTGGTACTGACTGATCTCTTGCGTGGGCTCTAACTGCGTCTCTTCGTAGGTCGGGGTGATGTTGACCTTGCGATAGATGCCGCGCTCGATGTTGCGTACCACCTTGTGGATCGATACGTACTTCTCGACCGCCACGCCCATGCAATCGTCGACGCTTGTGCCGTTCGGGTCCCACAAGAAGTTCTTCGGGTTCACCGGCACCAACTTGACCGACACGCGTGGCTTCTCTAGCACGCCAATGGCCGCCTGCCCCATCTGCCCGGGGATCGGCTGCGTCGCTGGGAGGTACTCCTTCTCCATCGACACCATGATTTCGCCCACGCCAGTGCCGTAAATCTCCGCCATCAGCTCGATTTGTTCCATCGATTTGCGGAGTTTGTCCTTCTTGAAGTCCTCCATCAACTGATTCTTGATCATCTCGACGTCCATCGGGTTACCATTAACGTCTTGGATGTCGTCTTTGATGTCGAAGAACTCGCCGGAGCCGAAAATCGCCTCCATAATCTCGGCGTTTCGTGTCTCTACGGCCTGCTGTGTCGCAGGGGTGACGATGCGACTGCGTTCAGAGTCGCGTGTCTTGTCTTGAATGGCCCATTGGCCACGGAAGATACGCTCGTATTCTTCCCAATCCGGCAAAAAGTTAGTATCGCGGTAGACGCGCCAGCGGTCGCAGTGGTCGGTGACAAACGCCACTAGTTCTTTATCAGCCTCGTCGGGCTGATCAAAGTCGTTTTGGTCCATCTTACACTCCAGCGATCACGTCGATTGGTTCCCAATCATCGTCCGCGTCGTCCTCAAAGTAAGAGGTTACGGCCAACTGATCTATGTAGGACAATGCATCGGGCAAGTCATCATGTACGCCCTGCGCAGGAAACAGCAGCAGTTGGTCGAGGAATGTTTCCCAGTCGCCGTCTTCGTTTAGCACAATGCGGCCATGCTCGAAACGACCCTGAAGTCCCCAGATTATCCGGTCTCAAATACGGCAAAACCGCGTTCTTTAGCGCCCCCCGCTCGATCCCCACCGACATCGGCCGGTAGTCGCGCATGGCCATCAAAATCTTCGCCGCCGTCTCCCGGATGTCCCACCGTCCGTGCTGAATCTCCTTCACCCACCACGTCCCGTCCTCGGTCACTTTGACAATCGCAATCGCCGACTCGTCCAAGCGCTTCTTCGAATTCGCCGCCTGCTTGGCAACTTCCTCGAACCCCGCTAGATCCACCGCCACGTAGTAGCTGCCGTACTGCGGTTCGTCGCTGTACCTGATCCACTCTTCCTTGAACACGTCCGAGCCCGCGTTGTCAAAGCTGGCCATGTATTCTTGCTTAAATGCAAACGTCGACAGCGTCTTTTTCGCCGACTCGATCTCAGTCGGGTCGATCAGCGGGTTGTCCTTGGTGGTGAAGTGCCAACTCTTCCAGTCGCTGTCGTTCTGCGTCTGCCCCAACTTGTACAGGTCATGGAACCAGTTGCGCCCCTTGGGCGTGCCGATGAACAGCCCGCGCCCCTTCTTGTCACTCAAGCTGGCCCGGATGACCTGTTCCCACGCCTCCGGCTTGATGTCCGCCACCTCGTCCAGCACGGCGTACGTCAGACTGACCCCCCGCAGCGTGTCCGGCCGGTCGGCACCCCTGACATAAATCGTGGCGCCATTTATCAAAGTGATATCTTGATTGTTTATATGACTGCCGGCGATCACATCCCGCCCCAGGTCCAGCAACACGTTCCAGATAATCTGCCGCGCTTGCCCGTTGGTGGGCGCGACGTACAGCACGGCCGAGCCGGGCGGGCAGCGCAGCCCCTCGATCAGCAAGGTAGTTGCCGCCAGTCTGGATTTGCCACACCGGCGCCCGGCGGCCACCACTTTAAACCGCGTCGGGTCGGAGAAGACCGTCTGCTGCCACGGCAGGAGTTGAAAGTTAAGGTCAGCCATCGGTCGGGCTCTCCATCTCCAGCGTCAGCGGCTCGGTGGCGCTGGGTGCGCCGATCTGGAGCGGCGTGCCGTCCAGTCCTGTGATATTGATCGTGACTGCGCTGCGCTGGCCGTTGCTCTTCTCAAACATACTGACCGGCAAGGTGCGGTCGACGCACATCTTCAACGCCGCCATCTGGCCTGGGTGGCCATCTTCCAGTGCAATGTCGATGATCTTCTGGACAACCGCCTTGCCGCGCCCCTCGATCATCATCCGGCGCAGCTCCTTGATCTTCTGACTCTCAGTCATCGGCAGCTTGCGCGGTGCTTTGTATTCCGTCGCCATCGCTTTTTCTCCAGTTGGAAAGCTGATTCGGATTTTACCGCCAAGTGTTGCGGTGTGGTGCGTTTGCCATTTTGCTTTTTTTTGTGGGTTGGTGGCACCCGCAAATTTTAACTGACCACCGGCACCCCTCCCCCCCATCAAAGTTATCAGAAAAGCAAGCGGTCGATAGCCAAAGCCTACCGGCCGACGGCCGCGCGCGTTTTACATAATGCTGCTTACGCGGCAATGATGCGCGGTCGATTAACGCAGGCTATTGGGGATAGTGGCAGGCTATTACCTGGCCAGGATTAATAGCTTTTGATAACGGCTGAGGGTGGGCGGGACCTTTTAGCAGGTACCTGTCGCCGTCATTCATCAAACCTATATCTCACGATTTATTTATACGATTGATGAATGTTTCTAATTGAGCATCATTCTTGATGCCGGCATTGTATAGGCGCTGATAACATTCTACTAACACTTCCAAGCCTTCCGTGGTATTTCCAGCGCCGGCCGCTAACAGAACAGCTAATTGTTTCTTGACCCACACATGACCCACAACGCAAGACAATATATTGCACACGGCATAGTGTCACACTGTAACAGTGACACTGTCTCAAAATGTGACACTTTCTGTTACACTTTCGACGTAAAATAATGTTTTACAGCATGGCACAATCTATGCAATACTTCGGGCGTAGTACAAAACAATCTTTTACACCAAGGAGCGAAACATCATGATTACTTTTGGCGAATACATGTCGTTTTTTGATCGTTGGATTAATTACCAATTCCCGCGCGATGAAGATGCTGCGCATAACGCGCGCATTTTGCAAATTGTTGGCCAATTGGTATTAGATGACGGTGAGCGGGAATATTGGGCATCGCGCGACAATTGGTCGACGTATTACTACGCACGCGATGAGGCGAGCGTATGAACGATAAGCCAACAATCCTCGAAATGATCGGTGGCGCGCTCGGCGCGCTGATCATGTGGGCTTTCTTTTACGTTTTACTCTCATTCTAAAAGGGTTAACTATGAGCGCGATTTCTTATGATTTCCAAGAAGGCCAACTAGTGCAACTATTTGAAGGTAGACCGCATGCGGCGTGGGACATTTATTCCGTGCCGAATGAAATGCTGGAATCGGCGCTCGCTTGGAATGACGCGAACGGTGATTTTGAAGGGTTAGCGCGCGTCACGCTGCTAGAAATTTTCTTATCTGATTTCATTCAATCCAAAAAGGGTTAATCATGCAAAAGAATCAAATGTACGGCCATGAGCAATTCGTTTGCGTTTGGAATGTTTCCACCGACCAATTTATTACGGAACTCCATGACGCTAATTTTTTCAATGCAGACAATGGTTACTCGGCCGACGATATCGAGTCTATTACCGATTTGCTAATAGGTGAGTCGGCCGACATTTCAGGCCCGACGCAAGCGCATTACGTTATGCGTGTAGCTTGACGCGCGTCAAATAACTTACTTTGGAGCAAATAAAAATGAAAATCTCAGTCACATCTAAGCTTGACGGCGTGCGCTCATGGTCGCTCGAAGCGCTCGACACATGTCCGGGTAGTATTGCAGCGCCGGGCCAATTGGTCGACGCGTGCGCGGGCTGTTATGCCACTACCGGGAATTACCGGTTCGCCAATGTCAAAGCGCCGCGCGCGCACAATAAAAAAGATTGGCAGCGCATGGCGTGGGTCGACGATATGGTCGCCGAATTGGGCCGCGACACGCATTTTCGCTGGTTCGATTCGGGCGACATGTACACGCTCGCGCTTGCCGAGAAAATTCTCGAGGTAATGAAGCGCACGCCATGGGTCCGCCATTGGCTACCGACGCGCATGTATAAATTCCCAAAATTTCGCCAGACACTCTCGGAAATGCAAGCGCTTAAAAATGTTTGCGTGCGATTCTCGAGCGATTCAATTACCGGCGAGTACGTCAAGGGTCTGCACGGTTCGGTCATTGTTCCCACGCCGGCCGATGCTAAACGCGGCACTAAATTGTGCGGCGCTTATGACAATGGCGGCGCTTGCGGTCCGTGCCGCGCGTGTTATGACAAGCGCGTCAAGGTGATTGCCTATCCGGCGCACGGCAAGAAAATGAACAAAGTAATCATGATGAAACGGGCCGCATGATGAAAACAATCACGGCCAAATATGACGGATTCTGCGCGGCGACCGGCGCGCGCATATTGCCCGGAGACGTTATTCAATGGAAACGCGGTCGCACGGTCCTATTACAGCGCCGTGCGACCAAAATCGATACCGTGACGCTAGTGGGCGAGCATGGACCGCGCGATTACTACCGCAACGCGCGCGGCCGCTGCATTGACGCGCCATGCTGCGGTTGCTGCACAATTTAAACTAACGGAGTTAACACTATGCAAACGATAAATATTGACGGTACCACGTACAAAGTGAAATTTGATCGGGATCCGATCGAATTGGCCAAGCTTGCGCGCAAACCCTATCGGCCCAAAAAACCAAAAGATATTCGCAAATTTCCGACATGGTCGCCGGCCGTGTCGACGGCCGAATATATCGAGCGGTTCGACAATCTAAACAACCTGGCGCGCGTCGAATATCACGGCGCCAGCGCCGACACGGCCGCGCAGTATGACCCGACAATTCCGCTGATTGAGGAAATACCGCTTGATTGGACCGGCGCGCCATTGCACGCGCCAATGCCCGGACAAACTACTAAAAGGTGAGCATATGATGATTAATCAGCATACGCGGGCCGGCGCTGGCGGCCGATTAATCGCTTGCCCGCGCTGCAGCGGCCGCGCACGCGTTTTTCACTTTAGCTGGAGCGCGCTCAAATGCCAGACATGCGGCGAGTTTTCCAGTAAAAATGAATTCAAACTATTACCAAAAGGGTGAACAAATGAATACGTTTATTGCCAATATGAAACATGCCGTACGCAATCGCGAAACGGTAGTTATAGGCGGCGGCGAATTTCAGGCCGGCGAATTAGCCACAGTAATTGATCATATTGAACAATTACAAGGCGCGGCCGAGAATTCAGCGCGCGAAGACGCGGCCGCCGTCGCCGGCGCTCGCCGGCCCTATGCGCGGTACCTGGAGCGCGTCGAACAATCGATCGCCGATATTAATTTGACGTGCTGGTATGATTTCGAACCGGCCGACCGGTCGGTCGGTCTACCGGCGACCGCTTGGCTAATACATGCGCGGCCGGTAGGTTCGCCGTGCGATATCGCCGATATTCTCGACTCGCGCGTGATCAAGCGCTTGGAGCGCGAAGCGGCCGAGGCGCTCGACCAAGAAAGCGAGGGCTCGCATGGTTTTGATTAAAATTTTCGCCGCGATATTGATTCTTATGAGACGATTCTAGCGCCGGCTCGCTCCCGCCGGCGGCGCGCTTGACGCGCCACTTTCACCCAGCGCCAAGGCTAACCCCTAGCGCTGGGTTTTTTATTTGACCAAACGCACGGCGGCCGGCGCCGGCGTTTGCTCGGCCAAGCGGCGCAATTCAGTGCGCGACATGTCGACCATGTCCGGCGCGCAGAATAGCTGTTTCTTGGTCTTAAAGTCGCGCGAGTGTACGCGGCCCAGGTCGACCCAGCCCGACTCATTCAGCGCGTGCAAAAGCGCTACAGGCGGAATTTTGACTCCTGGCGGCGCGTTACCTAGTAACCGGTCGCAGAGCGAAAAGAACGGCGACGCGATAACGCCGGTCGCGAATTCGCCGGTCCGGTTCGTGATGAGTTCGATCAAATACGCCTCGGCCGTGCTGCGACCATGGTCAATCATGATCGCTTTCGCTTCCGTCATCGGCGGCGCTGCGCCTGGGTTAAACGCTGAAACGTCACGGCCGTGCAAATACGCGGCGACGGCCGCAAAGCCGCCTTTCAGTTTGTACCAAGTCCACAAGCGCCGCGCGTCGGTTTCCGGTAGCCGGCCGGCGTCGGACCATAAGCAAAACCACCGCCGATCGTTAGTGGGGATACTAATCGCTGCCCGTTCGTTTGAGAATGCCACCACTAGGACGCGGTTCGGCGCCATGTAGGGGTGCAAGCCCTTGCGATTGATCTGTAAGAACTCCGGCGGCGCTGCGATGATCGGTTTCAGGCTGTTCTCGAGCGCGCGCCGGTCCCGAGCTTCGGATTGGCGCAACTCGGCGATTTCCATTACTTCGCACTCGAGCGCATAGCCCCATTGGGACGTCAATTCTTCGTTGCGCACTAAACTGCAATTCTGTTTAGAGTCGCCGCCAATCGCCCAGAAAAACGGCGCCATCATTGTGTCCTTGCCGCTGCCCGGCAGGCCGCCGATTAAGACGGCGTGATTGATCTTGACGCTCGGGTTTTGAATTTTGTAGGCCAGGACGTTTAACAAATGCTCGCGCTCTTCCGCAATCGGGACCATGCGCTCGACATGATCAAGCCACGGCCCAGCATCGCCGGGCACCGGTACCGGCCGCGCGTCGCGCCAGCGGTTGCCAAATTGCAGGCCATCGCGGTTCACCACCACGCCGTCGCCGGCCGCGTAGGTGATGCCGGTAAACACCGGCGCGCCTTTCGCGTCTCGGTTCTCATCGAAACAGACGGACGATTCAATCTTGCGGCCGTTATGAATCGAGTAACAACCGATATGCCGGTATAGCGCATTGAACGCGCTGCGCGTGATCTCGCGCCGGTCGACTAAGTCGAAGTACGCTTCATCCTCGACAATGTAGGCGTAGCGCTCATACCACGCAGCGCGCTCGGCCCGCGCAGCCTGGCGCCGGTCGACCTCTTCCACCACGTCGGACGCGACGTCGGGAAAATCCTCGGTCGGCGTAAGCATGGCCAATGCCGTGTTCATTGTGTCGACGATCAGCTCACCGCGCAGGCCGGGCTCGCGTTTCGGTCCGCCGTTAGCCGCAACCCACGCCAAGAAGTCGGTAGACGTCAAATCGATGCAGTGCGAGTGCAGGCAGCAGTACGCCCTCGAGGATGGGTTATAGCGGCCTTCTGGGTTGCCGTCGGTGTGCTGGCCATTGTTCGGGCAAACGACGCCGGCCCAGCCCTCGCCGTTGGGTTTGGATAACACCAGACCATGCTCACCCAGCCACGCGAAGACGTCGTCGCCGCCGTCGTCGGCCAGTTTGATCGGATTGACGCCCAGCGACTCGACCGGCGCCGGTGTGACGTTTAATGCCGTGCAGATGTCGTCTAACGTGTACTCGCGCTCTGGGTGAAACTCGATAAGCTTCGCAGCGAAGTTGTCGCGGCCGGGTTTCAGGTTAATCGAGCCCGGCAGGCGGAAGTTGCGCACCGGGTTGCCGGCGCCTGGGTCGCTATAGCCGGCCTTGATGATCGCCTTGATCGCGCCTGCGTAATCGGCCTTCGTGGGCTGTTCTGAGAACGCGTAGCCCCATTGGAACGACCCGGCGGACGTCTCGATGATCCACGTCGGCGGCAGCGGCGGCGTATTGGGCGCCTTGACCGGGTCGCCCACGTCATCCAACACCATCACCAGGACGTACTCGCAATTCGCAGCGCTGGCGCTGGGTTTGCCGTCGGTGAAGCGGTCGACGATAAACGACGCCGTGTTGCCGTACCACGACTCGCCCTCGCGGCGCTTGTGGTCAGGGTAGAACGCAGGCCAGACGGCCTTAACGGCCCCGTCGGCGTGCAGTTCGATCTGCCCGTCCTTGAGTTTCGGCTTTTGCCGAACAATTAGTAGAGTCTCGCCTTCCGGCGCAAGTTTTGTGAGATACTCTAAGAACTCCAAGTGCTTCTCCTGTAGTAGTTAAAGCCGCCCTGCCAGGCGGCTTTTTTTATTTAACAGCGACTAAGCCCTGCGCGTGCAATTTTTTATCCGCCGCGTTTTCTCTGACCGTGCCGTATTTCAAGTTATTTAGCGCATTGTTCATTGCATTGCCATCTAAATGCCGTATTTCGCTGCGGCTGGCTACTTTAGGTCTCGGCCCTTCGAATGCGAGTAATACAAGTTCGTGGACATAGCTGGTTTTTGTGACGCCTGCCCTAGATAGCTTTACGCTTAAATATTTGCCGGATATAAATTGCTTTATGTCCCTGCCCTTGTACGTCATGCCCTTATGACGGCCGTACTCAACAAACCGCGTCAATGAGCGCACGTTTCCAAAATTGCTAACTTCATAAAAGCCTTCGTACCCGGGTACAGATGCCCAAAGCTCCATTGTCAACCCTTTCCATATCGATCCATCACATCCACCTCCGCATTCAGCGGCAGCCCTGCCGCCCAGTTAGGCGGCGTACACATCACACGCTTTAGCAAGTCGTGCGCGATTGCCTGAGTAATGTTCTCACAGGCTAACCCCTTCCACAAGCGCGCTCTCGGCCATTCTTTGGCGTCGACCGCCGGTTTCCACGCGGCCTTGATGTAGGTGATCTCGTCACCCTCGAACTTAGCAAACGGATAGCATAGGATGCGCCCTGACGGCAGCGCGTACCAAAGATGCTGACCGTCGTACAGGTACGTGACCCGACCGGCTGAGAACTCGCGCCCTGGGTTGCGCAGCGCCCGCGTGTAGGCGTCCTCGAGTTTGGTCCAGTAGCGCACCGCCCACGCGTTAGAGCGGCGCCACGCGTCTACAATCCGGCGCGCGTCCGACTCTGCCACGAAGACGCCATAGACGCGGCCCATCGCAGCAAACGCGCCGATCGACCCGGCAAAGCCGAGTGAGAGGACGGCGACCTTGCCGATCTGGCGCTGGTCCGCGTCGACCGTGTCTTCAGGCACGCGATAGATGCCGGCGGCCTCGCGCTTGTAGATGTCGCGGCCCTCGCGGAAGACTTGCAGCACGTCCTCGGCCTGCGGGTCGTTGGACGCCCACGCGGTGACGCGGGCCTCGACCGCCGACCAGTCGGCGACAATAAACTGTTTACCGGGTGCCGGGATTAATGCGGGCCGGAGCATTCCCTTGAGAACATCTGTAACGCGTTTTCCAAATCTTGGTACGACGCTGTGGCCACGGACCATAGCCTGCCTAACGTCATCTGGCTCTGCGGCGCACTTTCGGGTGAAGTTGTGAACCTGGGCGCCATAGCTCGACGCGCGTCCAGTAGCTGATCCTCCGGCAAAGACAAATGCACCTCGTACTCGGTGATCGTCTTCGTCAGCCAGCTCGCCAAGGCGGCCAGCTCGCCAAGGCGGCTGAACTTCGCAACCGACGACGCCCAGAGATCGTCCGCGCATTGAATGACGTCCGCAACATAGGCCGGAATCTCTTTGGTGTCATCTGGATTGTCCTTTACGTATTTAAGCAGGTTGGCACGTACCGACTTATCGATACTGTACTTCTTTTCGCCGTCCTTGTAGACCTCCATCATCTTTAGCGCCTGCGGCCCGACGCGCTCCATCACCCAAGCTTTCATGCGCGGGCTGCGCACCGAATTGATCTCGCCCTTGGTGATGTCTTGCACCAGGTTCTCGATCTCTTCCAGCTCGACCGACGCGTACTTGATCGCGGCCTGGGCGAGCGGTAGATCAAGCAGCACGCCGCGGTCGTTGATGCGCTCGTTGATGTGGTAGTCGGTGAGCTCTTCGTCGGTGAGCTGGCGCATCGCCTTGCTGATCTCACGCATAGCACGAACGTCCTGTTCGCAGTACGCGATCATCTCGGCGATTAGTTCGGGCGAATCGTTAAACGATCCATCAGCGCGAGGGATGGAAAGTGCGCGGATAAGCTGTCCGCCTCGGTGGTCTTTGCGCATGTTGCTGCTGATGGCGCGTCCGACATCTT